TCCGGTTCGCGCCGGAATTGATCGCACCACACGGCGATCATGCTGCACATTTTGTGTTTTCAGAGAGCTTCCTATCGGAGAAACCATCAACAACGGCCATGCCCGTTTCAGCGGCGAACCGCGTCGACTGATCCGAAAACCATCCAAGGGATTGACGATGTTCATGATATGTTCTATTAGTTGCGTGAAACGTCATGATCGACCATAGGGCGTACTTCGTGAGGCACCATCGCAAGTGTCAAACGAGAGCTGCGTATCGAAGTGCGCGCGATTAATCTCAACATGGGCTCAAGCACAACAAACTCATGATGCGCTGGCAAATCGGATCCTCCTGCCAAGCAGCCGGCTCAAGCGCTATCGCCCGCAGGCGCGCTCCGCCCGAGGTTTGCAATGCTCTGAAGTTCCTGCTTTCCGTTTTTTTCGTTGCATCGATCATATTGCTTTTTCTTTGCTCAGGAGAGGGGCGTGCTCAACAAGTGGCTCTTGATAAAGAGCGCTACGAGCGCGCTGTCGAGTATTGTCGTCGATACGCTTGGCCCGGCCCAATGAACCTGAGTCCCGATGGGAACATTTTATGCTTTAGCGGAGAGATTTCGAAGAACGCAGATATCTCCTTGGCGAAGGATCTCAAGGAAGATGGGCTCTTTGTTGTTCGAAGTCCCGGAGGAAATCCTGACCCGGCGATTAGGCTTTCGAATCTTGTTCGCGATCGCAGCGCGACAGTGGTCGTCTACGATTTTTGCCTTTCCGCCTGCGCCGACTATTTTCTGATCGCGTCCCAGCAAACATATGTGCTTAAAGGCGCTCTTGTTGCGTGGCACAATCCTCGAAGTGCAGATCCTGGTCGTCCGTTTTGCAGTTTCTTGGAGACGCCGCGCGACGGAGAACCAAAGAAATTGTTTCGTGGTCCCTGCACGCAGGCCGTATTCGGCGATCATGCTGCAACGAGCACGCATTGGCCCGCCGAGATTGAGTTCTACAAGGAGAGGACGATCGATCCGCTGTTCGACGCGCCTCCCGACAGCCTTTATGTGAGAAAAATCATAACAAGCCTCTACCGGGAAACGGGCGTTTACCGCGACGTCGCGTGGACGATCCACCCAAGATACTTTCCTGGATGGTTTAAAACCAAGATCCTCTTTGAGGCTTATCCAGTAAGCCAAGGAGAGGTCGATAGCATGTCGGCCGCGCTTGGCCTGAAGATGAGGGTGATCTATGACCCGTAGAGAGTCGCCGCCAACTGAGCCAGTTTATCGGGGTCCCGTTTGGAGTCCGTTGAAGCCATGGGGACCAATAGAAAAGCGGAAGGATCAGCAGCCGCCCGTGATTGATCCGTTGGACACTCCCGAGAGCGTCGCTCGCCCCCTCGGACAGTCCAAGCCGCATGGGCGGTCTTCCGGGCCGGATCGCGGCGCTTGCGGGCATCGATCCAGACAATCCAGATCAGCCAGTGCCGCCGCCTGGTGGGCTGCTCGCGCTTTTGCTGGCTTCCCAGCGATAACTTCCGCGCCAAGCTTCGCTGGCTCGCGCATCGCCGTTAGGGCGACCGATTGCGCGGGCGCTTTGTCGCGCCCTGAATAATTCCGATAAACAGAACGAGACTTGACGCGTCGGGCGACTCAGGGGTATAACAACATCATCGCGAGAACTGACAGAGCCCGGGCGGAGAAATCCGCCGCGGGCTTTTTGTTTGAAAAATTCCAATCGGACGGCGGCCGCACGTCACGACGCCTCACCTCCCAGCCCGTAGCCAGAGCGTCGCCAGCGCGCCGCCGTCCGAACTTCATTCATCACCATTTGCCGGCACGCGCGAACGTGCCGGTGCGCGGCGCGGCCGCAAGGCTGCCGCCGCACGCGGCCCCATGCCTGGGATACGGTTCGCGCCGGAAATGACCGCGCCACCGCAGCGGTCATGCCGCACATTTCATTTCCGAAGGGAAACCAATGACCGCGTATCTGATCTCGCTGGCACTGGCTGGTCTGATTGCGATCGCGGTATGGGAGGAACGTTCATGAATGCCGACATCATCGAGTTCATTCCACGGTCCAGCCATGATCGCGAGCAGACGGGCTTTCCGGCCACAGCCTTCCGCTCCGCCGCGCATGTCCTCGCCACGGAGCGTGTCCGCACGGCGTCACGCGTCTATGTCGAGCCGGAAAGTCGAGAAACCAAAATGCCAAAAATGCTCACCTCCATCCGCTCCCTGGCGCGGACCCATACCAGAACCGCGATCAGCGTGCTCGTTAAGATCATGCGAAGCGAGGATGCGACGCCCGCCGCGCGCGTTTCGGCGGCCAACGCCATTCTCGATCGCGGCTGGGGCAAGGCGACACAGCCCGTGGGAAATAGCGAGGACGGCGTAATTGAAATCTTCCACCGAATCGAGCGTGTCATTGTCCACCCCAAGATTGTCCACTCTGAAAATTCCGACGGCCCGGATCTTTGAGCCGCTGCTGTCGCCGGCCAGGTACAAGGCAGCTTTCGGCGGAAGGGGCTCTGGAAAATCGCATTTTTTCGGAGAGCTTATGGTCGAGACCTGCCAGGCCGAACGCGGCACGCTGGCGGTCTGCATTCGTGAGGCGCAGCGGACGCTTTCGCAATCGAGCAAGCGGCTGATCGAGAGCAAGATCGGAGCCCTTGGCATCGGCAGCGGATTCAAGCTGTATAGCGACAAGATCGAGACACCCGGCGACGGCGTCATTATTTTCCGCGGCATGCAGGACCATACCGCCGACTCGATCAAGTCGCTGGAAGGCTTTCGTATCGCCTGGATCGACGAGGCGCAGAACTTAAGTGCGCGCAGCCTCTCGCTGCTGCGCCCAACCATTCGCGCCGACGGCTCCGAGCTGTGGGCCAGCTGGAATCCGAGGAGGAAATCGGACGCGATCGATGATCTCCTGCGGGCGCGCCAGCCGCCGGGCGCGATCGTGATCAAGGCGTGCTGGCGGGACAATCCATGGTTTCCCGCCGTGCTGGAAGAGGAGCGGCGGCTCGACCTCGCGCTCTACCCGGACCGCTATGACCACATCTGGGAGGGCGATTACGTCGGCGCGTTCGAGGGCGCCTATTTCGCCGGCATGCTGTCGCAGGCGAAGAACGAGGGGCGGATCGGAAAAGTCTCCGCCGATCCGCTGTTGCCGCTGCGCGCCTTCATCGATATTGGCGGCTCCGGCGCCACGGCCGATGCGTTTACGATCTGGATCGTGCAATGGGTCGGCGCTGAAATCAGGATGCTGGACTATTACGAATCGGTCGGCCAGGTGCTGGCGTTTCACGTCAACTGGCTGCGCTCGCGCGGCTATGCGCAGGCGATTCTTCATCTGCCGCACGACGGCGTCAACGAAAACAACATCACCGGCAAACGCTACGAAGACCATCTGCGCGAAGCCGGTTTTACGGTCGAGCCGCCGGTTAAAAACCAGGGCAGGGGTGCGGCGATGATGCGGATCGAGGCGCTGCGGCGGCTCGGCCCGCAGATCTGGTGGAACGAGGCGACCACCGAGCCGGGCCGAGATGCGATCGGCTTCTATCACGAGCGCAAGGACGACGTTCGCAATGTCGGCCTCGGGCCCGAGCACGATTGGTCGAGCCACGCCGCGGATGCGCTGGGCCTGATGGCGATCTGTTACCAGGAGCCGGGGCGGGCCGGGAATTTCAACCGGCCGATCCGGTATCGGGAGCAGGGGTGGGTGTGAAGCGCGCGGTAGCGTCCTTTCCCTTTGTCACCGAGCCTCTATTTCACAGCCGTACTTCTTTACCAAGCGAGACGCCCACCATGTCCAAAATGTCAACGTCCGATCTCAAGGCCATGCTTTCGTCCGAGAAGGCCAATGCGCTCGCTGCGATCTCGGCGGCGCGGCTGATGGAAGAGCGCGCCGATGCGATGGACTATTACCTCGGCGACATGCGTAAGGACATGCCGGCGCAGGACGGGCGTTCGCGCGCGGTGTCGACCGATGTCGCCGACACCATCGAGGGCCTGATGCCATCCTTGATGGATATCTTTGCCGGCTCCGATGAGGTGGTGCGGTTCGAGCCGGTCGGCCCCGAGGACGAAGCCGCGGCACAGCAGGAGACTGACTACGTCAACCACGTCTTCATGCAGCAGAACCCGGGTTTCATGGTCCTCTACTCCTTCATCAAGGATGCACTGCTTTCAAAGGTCGGCATCGTCAAGGTGTGGTGGGAAGAGCGCGAGGAGGAAAGCCGCGAGACCTACTACGACCTGACCGATGATCAATTCACGCTGCTCGCGCAGGCGGTGATGGAATCAAATGGTGCGATGAAGATCGTGGCGCATACGGTTCGCGACCCGACGGCG